CATCAATCTCGTCATGGATTAATTTTTCCATTCGTCTTGCTAGTGTAGTAGCAGGTCTTATTTGTGCCATCTCTGGCAATGGAGCAGAACCTTCTTTAACAGCTTCGTCTCCTAGTTCATTCTTAAGTGAACCTAAAAATTCTTTATCTTCTTGAAGTCCAGAAAATGTTGCACCCTTTGGTAACTCTCTACCATCACCTTCAAATCCAACCAAAGACATTTGCTCTGGTGACATTGATGGTTGTGATTGGTCTGCACCGCCTTCAATACTTGGTCCAGAGTTCTGTAAATTTTCTCCTATAGGATTAAGGTGAGCATATTCAGACACACCCTCTGGTACTTTTGTTTCTTCTACTGATATTGGAAATTTATTAGCAGAAAACAATACATCTACTAATTGTCCATATGCAGCTAAAACTTTTGTCTTAGTTACTTTTACAAAGACTCTTGACTTCTCATGTTCTCTAAATTGAACATTCTTGTAATATTGACCTCTGTAATTATGAAAAGCTTCAAGCCATCTGTCTTCATCAGATTGCCTTGCTCGTTCAGAAGTAATAAACCTGTCATAAACAAAAGAAGCTAATCTATTACTTTCTTGTTGTTTTTCTTGGTTCTCTTCGTCTTTAGGTTCAGTTGTGTCTTTGTAATCTACCATATCTAGTTATACCTTTATTATACACCCACTTGCTCGTTTTGTCAAGTGTTTTTTAAATTTTAATCATTTTCTTTATTACACTTCGAGGATATACATTCCTATCCCCAAAAGCTACTTCACCATTATCATTCTGATATGATGCAAAACTCCAGACATATTTATCAGTTTTCTTAAATATATAAGCTTCAGTATTAATTTTAGCTACTGACATCTTACTAAACTCATTAAAATCAGTAATTGTTGAATCACCACAAATATCTTCCCATACTATTAAATACTTGTGATATTCTGTATCACCTATAATTATTGGGTTACTTGTCTTTGGCATTACTGTATAAATATTCTTTCTTTGAATTTCTAAAGTTCTTAGACTTACTAGTATCTATATCTGATTCGGGTTGTCTGCACCATTCTCTAAAACTATCTTCTGGTCCACCCATATCATTTAATCTAAATACTTTAAATGGTTTGATAACATACTCAATATCTTTTTTCTTTTTATATTTGAGCATGTCTTCATATGACATGACTTTATCAAACTCTTCGCCAGTTTTTAAATCTTTAAATGTATATGTTGGCATTACTTGAAGTACTTATCAAGAATATTTAATTGGTCGTCATACTTTGCCATTATCTCTAATTCTTTTTCAATTGTTTCAACTACATCTGGATGTTCTGCTACACCTGCAGGGTTCTGTAATAATACTTCAACATTTGCTTTATGTTTATCTATATGTCCTTTTGCATGGGACTTTAAACTTTCTATAATGTTTGATTTCATTTTTAAATTTGCTAAGAACATATCGTTACTATCTCCATCCATATCATTCATGTTAATATCCGAAAGTTGGGTCAGATGGTGTAAATCTTTTTATTTCTCTCATCTGACTATAAGCCGAAGGTTTTTGAGGTCTCGACATTATTAAATATCTAAGTGCATCATATGCGTGGTCTGATGCTTTAGTATCTACATCCTCCGGTTTGTTAGGGTCAACAGGAATACTTTGTAACTCTCTAATTAAATTTACACAGTTAGAAAATATTTGTAGTCTTGGTCTTCCTGTTGTTTTGTTTTGTTTAAGATACTCATGTATCTGTATCTTTCCTTGAATTCTATTTTTATCTGCTGGTCTTAACTTATGTCCTGCTCGGACCAATGTCTCTCCTACTGTTGGTCCTCCCACACCTGTCTTGTTCCAAGCTGCAGTATCTAATACTCCTTGAATACTTTTATGGTCTTCTCGTTCATACTCAGTAAGCATGTTAGCTAAGTCTTCGCCTGTTAAACCTTTTTTATAAAGTTCACGATAAATAATTAATGTATCATCATCTGGGTCTATTGTTGCCCATACACAAGCAGACTCGGCAGCATAGCCATAGTCAATTCCTTTATATTTCATCCAATGGACTGGTATTTTAAAAGGAGGTATAACATGGATTTCTGGATTGAACTCAACAAATGCTGCACCTTCTGCTACATCCCAATTACCTTCTAGTAATTGTTTTCTTTGGATTGGAGGTAAAGACTCAAGCATCTTTTCATACCTACCATCTTCTGATAGATATGGATTGTCTTCCAATCTTGCAGGAATAAATTTTCTTGTTAGACCATCTGGTCCTTTGAATGCTTCATTAGGAGGACTAGGGTCGAGATATCTTTTTCTCACCCAATGTCCACCAACTCCACCGGGGTTTGCAGTACACCGAATATAAGGTTTTATTTCTGGGTCTGTTGTTCTTAATCGTGATTGCAAATATTGAAGTGGAAACTCTGTTGGGTATTGTGTTAATTCATCAACACCTATCCAACTGTAAGCTTGACCTTGATAGCGATACACATCCGCATCTCTATCAAGATAACCAAACTCCAATGTAGCACCCGAGGGAAACTTCCATACCTTTTCTACTTCTCTGAACTTTGCACCCGGAAAAGCTTTGGTATATAATTCTCTTGATTTATCTATTAATTCTCTTAACTCTGGCATACTTCTTCTGAGAAGTAATGCTCTGTGGCTTGGTCTATGCATGAACCTTAATGGGTCAACTAACATTGCATAAGACTTACCACCCCCTGCAGCACCGCCATAAAGAACATCTTGTTCTCCTGCCGCTAGGAAATCTGTCTGTGGTCCATCATTAGGTTTAAATACTATGGACTCTTTGTTTTCTTTTACAAAGTCTCGAACTTGTTTCGGTGCTTTACTAAACTCTGATTCAGTAAGAACTGTATTTTTGTTGGTAGTTTGTTGTCGCTTTGGGTCAACCGCCAGTTCAACCTTTGTTAAAACTTTTTTCTTTTCGTTTAAATTATTTCTTTTCTTAGCTATCTTTCTTTCTAGCTTTGCTAATTCTTTTTCTTTATCTCTTAGTTCTTTTCTAGCTTGTAGCTTTGCCTTAGTCTCCATAGACAAATGCCTTGGGGCTTTAGAACCCTTTGGTCTGCCAACCATTATACTTCCCTTTTATCTAGTAATCCTTTTACTCTTGACTTGTCAACTATCTTCTTTAGTCCTACATAAGATATTCTACGACCAGTCTTATGTTCTAATTGTTCTGCTGCACCTCTTAAAGATAATGAACCATTAATAATATGTTTCTTTGTTTGTTCTAATTCTTGTAACTGTTCCGGTATTGGTTCAAGAAAACCTTTTTCATTTGCTTCCTTGTATCCAAATGGTATTGTAGATGTTTTTCTTTTCGTAAGCATTAAATACCTAGAGTCTTTTTAAACTCCTTTATGTCCATCTCCATACATTTAGAATCTATATAAATATTTCTTAAACCTTGTAGTTCTGCTTCCATCATCATTTTATTTATTTGATATTCTTTTCTATCTTCACATTCTTGAATAGTATTAAACCACATACCTTTGTAATAGTATTCTGGTGTAATAGATGAACTAAGGAATAATAATAAAAAAGCTACCTTAGTCATCTTTTACCTCTACCGGTTCTGCATCTATAATAGTTTCCTTTTTATCCGGTAGAATAAAGATTCCGCCACTATGGTTGTGGTTAACATTAATACTTTCTTTTTTAGCAACACCAACTCTATCCAATAAGGTTTGGGCAGCTTGTAGCTTTGCGTTAACCTGTGGAATAGGTTCATCACTATCTAAAACATCCACTAACTTCTTCGCTGCTTTAGGTGCTGAATGGGCTAGTATCGTATTAGCTGTGTCGATAATCTCCTGTCGGAGACTTCTGACAACAGCATAATAACTAGTGTCCTTATAACCTGCAACTTGAAGTGCGGCTTTGATGTCTCCTTGGGCTTCGCCACTTAAAGCATCTAAGAACTTCTGTTGTTGCTCTGTAAGGTTTCTGTTATTGTTGTTTGATTGTGTTTGTAAAAAACTCATACTCCCTATTATACACCTCTAGTTAACATTTGTCAATACTTTTTTTTCTTCTTGACAATTTCGCAGAGGGGTGTATAATATATATAGACCTGCCGGGAGCATTAACACCTATATCAGACCTTTTTATATATTTAGACTTCAACAACCCTGCCTAACCCGGTGGGGTTTTTTTATGCCTGTAACGCACCCCCAACTAGTTAACACTTAAATCTGATAATTTTGTATGAGTATGATATATATGTGGCGGGTAGGGGCTATGGCACTAGCCTAGGGGTTGTATAGGTATCACAATCTTGCCATATTTTAAATAAACAAATAAAAGCTCTATTATATATTTACTGTCAAGCTAACATATTTTAAAAATTAAGTCAATAAAAAAATAAAAATAATTTAATTTAAATCTAGTTAACAAATATAATTTAAATGTGATACTTATATAATAT